TTGCGTCAATATTTCAGAGTCGCTAGGCATCAGATATTGGAACAGCACCACCGGCGACGTGCCGATGTAGTACGTCATCGCGTCGCGTTCCTCCTGCGTTAGCTGTGGGAACAAAGCTATGAGCGCATGCAGGTCGCGCTCTGGGTGTACGTTGATAGCTAGATCAGTGTCACCGACGCACGCCCACTGTCCTGTTGTCGGGTGCTGGATGGTGGCCAGCAGCATCGTCGTTGTGCGCCCAGGTTCGTGCAACACCTTCGGCAGCTTCAGGTTGTACAGCTCGCGGCTGATGCCTTTCGCGCGTTGCTCGCTGGTAAGGTTCAGGCGCGCGGTGACTGGGAGGTATACGGTAGCCATTAGTAGATGCTGTAGTAAGTGTTGATGTCAGTCTCGATGCCGGTGCGGTTGCTGGATTGGTCAGAGCTATACAGCACCAATTCTTGTACTATGCCAGCAAAGAAATTTGTAGCAATCTGGGCACCAATTCTAAATGGCGCTGAAGTATTGGCCATCCCCGCATAAGTCTGTGATGTAGTATTACCCATGGTAGAGGCCGTACCATTAATATACATGGTAATGCCTGCGGCTGTTTCGCTTGCATCGTATAGCAATGCGCCCACTTGATGTAAATTTAATTGAGTTGGTGTAGTTGCGTCTTGACTTATTTGATTGTTGCCGCCGTTGTCTTTTAGAAAGAATCTTGCATCCTCTTGAAACCCAAAATAACCCCAAGCAAATTCACGATTTGGTGAGCCGCTGTCCTTTGAAAATAGTACCCGAGCATTAGTCGCTGTTGATGTCAGTTTGAAAGTCGCAAAAGCTGAAATATATGTATCAGTACCTGCGCCGTCTGTAAAGCTCAAATCGTCACTATCTGCGGCTTGTAAATAGTGCGAACTGCCGTCAAAGTCAATCGCAGGCTGCCCGTTCTCAGTAATCACCGCCGTGCCGTTGTATATCTGCGGCTGTGCGCTCGCCGTGCTTTGCGTGGCGTTGTTGGAGTTCGCTTGGTCGTACCACACACTCACGTAACCAGCTGACGCACCGCAATGCGTGGCAATGGCTGCCGTATCTAAATCGCCGTTACTGTCGAAACCAATATCTGTTTCAGCGTCGTCGCTGGCGCGTCTAATGCGCATGCAACTACCTGTGTAGTCCTTGTCCAACTTGCGCACAGAGTACGCCGCCGCCGCGCCGGTGTAGGTGTCCAGAAATAGATCTTGACTAGGTCCAGGCTGTCCTCCAGTAGGAGGCGGTGCGCTATTTAATGCAGATCCTGAGTCGTATTCTACTTTAATGTATTTTCCTGAGCTAATTTGTCCAATACTAGAACCTCGGAGTAATTGCATATTAACATCTACTCCTTGATTATTTGTATATACAAATGCGCCACAATTGACTACTGTTGCAGTAATATCAAAACCTGCAAAACCTTGGTCTGTAGTTATTTTGTTAGCATATTCCCAATGACATTGAGGCATGCATAAATACCAATAGTTTACAGTGTCTGGATACGTAAGAGTCGTTTGTCTTTGACTGTTAGGATGTAATCCTACGTGTTCTTCTGTAGATCCATTTGTTCCTGCTGCACAATCTGCAAGCAATTGATTACCAGTTGAAGAAGTAACAGCACCTGCGTTTATTTGAGTAGGAGATGTAAGAACAAAAGTTTTATAATTAACAGTAAAAAAATCAGTACTAGAAGGTAACCCAGTTCCTTGCGTATCTTGTAATCCTGACAGCCTTAGGTAATAAGTGTTTGTTTGAGCTAAGGGAGTATTAGCTGCTCCTGCTGTTAATGCTGTAACTAAAAATGTTACACTTTTATTTAAAGTATAGGGAGATGCATTGTATGCAACATTTACCCAAGATTCTCCACTTGTGCCTACAGGATCATAGTAAGTTAAAGATCCTGTAACTCCAGTATTAATACTAGAAGGATTTACTACAGACCATGATGCTGTTGTGATTGTATCTGTAGTGCCGTGTTCTATAGATACAATAGGTATTCCATTTGCTACAAATCCTGTTATACTAGGTATTTGATAATGAATTAAAACATCTCGCAATATTGTTTCAATAGTAGTACCTGCGGCATAAGTGCCAGGATCTGTAAAAAATAAATTAAGTTCTGTAGGATCTAAACTTTGAGTTAAATCTCCAGTAATAAGATTAGAGATTGCAGAAGTGTTGGTTGATATGTTACTAGTATTAGTAGCAATATCAGTGTCATTGTTGCTGATAGACAGGTTATTAGCATCAATTTGTAGCTGAAGCGAAGTATCGCCTGCTTGCCTATCTGTGATTTCTTGGGCAAGATCTCCTTGGAGTATCCCAATATTCCCTGTGTTCGCGGAGATATCCCCTGTGTTCGTAGCAATTGCACTTGTGTTATTAGATATATCAGCAGCATTATTGCTAATATCAGTGGTAGCTCCTGCAACATCAGATTGAATATTGCCAATAGTAGTATTTTGATTTGTAACATAAGTATCCAATTCATTAAGTGCACCGTATATAGTTGTATTATTAGATATAACAGTACCTGGTGCAAAAGTACCTAAATCTGTACTAAGAGTAGGAACACCTGTAAGAGCAGCTGATACCTCTCCCCCTCCTCCGTAGTAGTTTGTAACGTTTAAAGGATTTACTACTACAGTAGTATTATTAAAACTTTGCTGAACGACAACAGAAGTAGAAGAACCTGTTTCTTCTACAGTTACTGAATTAGGAGCAGGTAAAACCTGTGTAATCGTTAAGCTAGACATTAGTACGAACTATTGTTTTTTATTTGGAATTTGCCTTCAATTAACCTAGTTTCAATAGTACCTGATAGATCGATATAGTATATACCTTGGTCAAAAGGAATAGCATTAATATCTTCTTTAGAAATGCTGATTTCAAATTCTCCATCTGTTGCATTAGTAACTGTTAATACTTTAGGATTAAATTCGTCAATAGCTGTAGAATCTGTAGGATTGTCTTTTAAATACATGTTTACAGTAGTACCATTAAGATCTATACCTATACCAGCGTCATCTTGATAAGTCATGTTTATCAAAAGCGCTTCGTTTCTTTCAGCCGTTATGTGATATGTACCTGCAGCCATTATATCAAAGTTATGTCGTAGACGTTGGGCTTACCTGCCCCGTTGTTTTCAATTATTGTTATTCCGCTGGAACTAGTCCACCCACTGGATTCGCTATAGAAGTTTCCAGTGAACAAGGGTGCTACACTTATTGCCCGGTAGTTAGCTTGATCCCAATATATTTCATCTATTTGCCGGTATTCTCTTTTACCACGACGGCTATGCCAGTGACCTCCTATTAGTAGATTATACTTTCCTTGAGATCCGTATTCCCAAAATAATTTAGCCATATCATTTTTTGATACACCTAAATGATTATGAGTAAGTACATATTGCATACCATCAATTTCTTTAGATACTAACATAGGATCCCATACTACATCTATTTCTTTACTGCTTTGATCTAACATAAATGCTAGTAATTGTGCTACACCTCCTTTGGGATCTAACTCTGTTTTAATAGAAGTTCTATCGTGGTTTCCACTAACAACAGTAATAGACGCAAGGTTATGTATTTTATCTAAAAAGTTGCGTAGCATTTGATATGCTAGAATTACAACATTAGAGCCAAACCCTCCATATTCTAACTCTTGCCAAGTATTAGTATGATTTAATCCTGTAAAAGATTCTATAAAATCACCTAATAATACGAGCTCTACTTTTTCATATTGATATCGATTAATATGTCTAGCTGTTTGTTCAAGCCTGTCTACAAGAACGCTGTAACTAAAGTCAGGAGTTATGTTAAGATCTTTAACTTTAGCCCCCACATGAAAGTCAGCTAGTACTAATACTCCTGTATTAGTACCTTTTACTTTTCGAGGTGTTATTACCTTAATAGCCTCCTGGTATTTTTCTTTTAATTCATCAATAGAATGAGATGTAATAGAAGAAACGGGCTCAAGTTTTAATTTAACTTGATAGTTAGTGTTATCCCCTGTATCCCAACTATTAGCAGTCCAGCTTTGGACTTGCCATTTGTTAGTATCTACTTCAAAGAACTGAATTGCTTGTTCTAAACTTGTAATGCTTTCAGGTCCTCTATATACTATTTCTTGATTTCCTTTATTATGTGTTTTAGAAACGTGATGCATTCTGTGTTGAGGATTTGTAGCTGCTGAACGATATTCAGATATCTTTCGCCTCAATGTCCTATGTTTTACCTCTACTGAATCTTCATTTTCCAATATTAGTGTTGCCAGTTTTCTATTGCTTTCGTCTGGCCACTCAGAAATGTACTTCTTAATTATATCTTGTAACCTCATTGAATAAAGAGCTTACGTTAATATAAGATATATAGCATTAACCTGCGCTATACTTAAAAGGTACTTGAGTATATCTATAACTTTCTGAAATATTATTAAAAGATTTTTGTACATCTGCTAATAACTTTATAGTAAAGTCAAGAGAAGGCAAGTCTAATTTTACTACAGCCCGTGTTGTAGATTGTACTAAAGTGGTATTCCACGTACCTAAACCAGGATAATTTAACATCCGCATATCTCTGTAGTTCCGTTTAAAAAGTTTTGTAAAATAGTTACATCCTCATTTATTGCAACAAAGTCAGATTCATTATAAACAATATCTAGTTCTTCTATTTTAGAATAAATAAGTTGCAGCATAGCTTTAGCTTTAACAAAGTCTTGCATTACACTTGCGCTTACTTTACAACCGCATTGCTTATTAATAATAGATGTAGCCAATACGTCTAAAGCACTTTCTATAGTTGGAATAATTAATAGGTACTGATCTTCTCCATCAGTAGGAGTACTGGCATCATGTAAATGATAATGGTACAACCCATCAGTAAAAGTTGATTTACTCATAGATATAACCTCATTATTATTATTGTAATATGAAGTGTGTCCTGTACCTGTAAACTCTTCAGATAGAGCAGCAAGATCTATTATTACTAACGGAATATTAGGAAACCAATATAAATTCTCACCTGGACTAGGTGTTGTAACATCTAAATATGTTAAATCTGGAAACCTAAACTCTAGTACAGGGTTGCCTAAAGTTTCTCCAGATCTAGTAAATACTTGACCGTTAATAGTACCAGAAGTAGAAGTATTTATCCAACGTGTAAACGTTTTTGCCATATTATTAAATAATAAGAGGGATGAGAGTTATTTGCCCTCACCCCCCTTGAGTTAATTTTTAAACAAATTAAGCCGCTAAATTCGTAGCCCACGCACCCGGCAAGAGAAATTCAGCGTACTCTACGTCTTGATAGCCTGCTCCAAAGTTTTTGTCAAACTTAGTTTCACTTACAATCGGAACTACTAACAAGCTAAATCCTACTCCCGCAGGAAGATTTGCTTCTATGTTAGGCTCCACAACAGGAAACTTAATTCTGTTTGTCCTACCATATTGAACAGCTGCTATTTGCTTGCAGTATTCAATAGCTTCTTCCCTAGTATAACCAGTATGAAAAACAGGAGCTGTTACTTGAGTTATATTAGCGCCATCAGTTGCTGCAACCCTAGTTACAGTGTCTTCAGGCATTGTTATTTTAACTCCTATATTGTTAGCAGGTGTATTTCCATCATTAAGAAAAGTGCATTCATAACTTTTACCGTCTCCTGCTTGAATTTCAAGACCGTTTATTGCGTCTTTCAGCTCAGTTAAAGTAGGAGCAGTTATAGTTCTACGAGGAAACTTCTCTCTACCTTCGGTAACATCAATTAAAGTAACTTCCCAATCTATACCTTTAGGATGACTTTCGTCACCTGCAGTGTATGCAGTAATATTACTAAAATCTACATCTACTACTCCTTTTGTTGCAGCATTATAACTAACAAGCGATGATCCTGTAGGTATTGAAGGAGTGCCTCCGTCTAAAGCTGGAAGGTCAGCAAGAGTAACAGTGTCAGTCTCTCCAGCAATATTTTTAGTTGTTGCTAAAGAGGTAGCAGTACCTGAGAAAATACGTAACGTACGTTTGGTTTTGGCCATAATATATAAGATTAAATGTTATTCACTTTGTGAAAGCTCGTTAAGATTGCTTTGGTATCTAGGAGACTCAATCGCTTCAAGTATTGTTTTAACAGCAATGTCTACTATCTCTTGATGAGTATGCTCACTTAACTCGCTTGTTTGATTTAATTGTAAGCTAATTATTTCAGGTTGCCTAATATAATCTAAGTATATTCCTTCTAATATAAAACTTTCGTTGTTTTGAAAGACTTTAATATCTCTCTCAAACAATACAGCAGAAGGAGAATCTACATTACTCCTTGCAAAAGGATCCTTTTGTAAAAAGTATACTTCTCTATTATTAACAATACGAACAGGAGTTATATCCTGAGGGCTTGAAAGCGTCGCAGGATTACATCTATCTTTCCTAATAGAGGCTCTAATATTTATTAAATATAAATAATCTAAAGGAAGATTATATTCTTGAAAAGCAACTCCAGCTGCAGGAGCTGCATCATCTAAATAGTCTAATGAAATAATATTTTTTAAATCGTCTAATCTTTTTTGATTAGCTTCAAATCCTGCTTGCTTTTGATCTGAAAAGATAAATGCGCGATCTTTAATAAATCTTTCTTGAGCTCTATTTAACCAATAGTCTATTTCTTCAGGTAAAAAATTATCATACGCATACGAACCTACTTTTTGTAAGCCTTGATCAAATGCGTAATGTAATTCTTGAACTGTCAAAACTTAACGTCAATCCACCCTCTATATTTAATAAGGGGCATAGGTGTATTAAAAGTATTTTCTGTATCTATATATGCTTCATACCATTCTTGCAAATACGCTGCAAGACTATCGCTTAAACGCAAACAAAGAAATAAATCATCTAAGTCAGCTACCGTACTTGCAAGAGTTGTAAGATTTTGAACATCTATTCCTGCACCAGCTATACTATATTGTTGCGGGCCAAAAGAGTCTCCAGGACTACTACTTGAAAAAGTACCAGCAGAAACCTCTGCGGCTCTAGTAAATCCTAATTGTACTACTGGATCTCCAGGTCCTGAAATAACAGCCCAACTATCGGCATTACCAACACCTAAATTTAACCAAGGTTTGTATGCTAAATATATAGGTTGAGCAGCAGTTTCACCCGGGAAGAACCCAACGAATTCTGGGTCATTTAAAAGAGTTGCTGGAATTTTACCAAAATTAGTTGCTATAGCAGGAGAGTTCCAAGTGCCGTTAATAATATCGGTTAGCTCTTGCTCAGTAAAACTTGGAAAAACATTAGATTGCAGGTTTTCTCCGTAGTAAAAACTTTTTCCAATAGATACTGTAAACTTTGATTTAGCTTTAGTAAATGTTGTATCAGTTGGTACTCCAAACAAGTTATTAGCCCAGAAAGCTCTCCAAGATTCTTTTTTGCTATTACCAGCTATTTGTTCTTCTGTCAGGGAAGATGCAGGCCACGCTACTTCAGATTCAAATTGAGTAGTAATGTAGTACTTAGTATCAAAATTAGATCCGTATGCATTTGAATCAGGATCCCAAGTAAAAGATGGAACTACTGAACCTTCTACCTCCCACTTGTAATATTGATCTGTTTGAATAGTTTGAGTACTTTCAAAAACTAATGTAAAATCATTTACAGTCCAGTTCTCTATAGCAGTACCTATATGTACATACAATGCTGCTGAATCTCCATCACGTACTAATGCTAAATAGCCAACTGACCTAAATGGTTGTGCCAGACTATATAACTCATCTAGAGAATTAAAAATCCCTAATCCTTTTACCTTATTAGTGCTAATATCAAGAAGAGGAAAAAATCCCGTGGGGACTACAGAAAGTGTTTCAGAAAAAGTAGGCATTAGTCTGTAAAATTAAATATTATAGGTTGAGTTTCAGCCTCTTGATTCGCTGAATTATCTAAAACATTATAGTCTTTTAACTCTATTAATCTATACGGATAGGTTTGACTAGATGGGGCATATCCTGTACCAACTTGAGTTGATAATAAACTTAAATCAATATTTACAAATTCATCAGTAAGTATAAAATCCGGGTTATAGGAAAAGCCACTCGCTGTTGTCACTTGTACATTTGCTTTTGTTACTTCTGGATGAGATTGGGGAAAGAAAAAGAAATAATCCCATACGGCAATATTTCCGAGTATAGCTGCTATCCCACTTAATTCAGGAAGTGCATTATCATTAACACCTGAAGTTACTTGCCATTCATAGTTTTGAAAAGAATCGGTGCTACTTACAATTTTCTTAGGATGCTCTTGACTAGGTTCTAATGCGGATTCTCCATTGAGGAAATTAATATTTGCCAAACTCCAAGTATTAAATAGAGTAGCTACTGCTGCATCATTTGGAATATTGACTCCTCCTGCTAATTTTGTGGGGTTTGTTGCGTTAGCAACATTTGCTAAAATTAGCATAAAAGCAGGATAAGCATGTTCTATTTTTTTCGCTCTTGTTATCACTTGTTGATCATTTGTAGTTGCATTTAAACGAAAAGTTGTAACATGCGATTTTGCCTGTGTTTGATCTGCTGGATAATCAGATGAAAAACCTCCTATAGTAACTGGAGAGTTTAAAGGTGTATCGTTATATGCTATATTGTTTTCGACTGGTAATTCAGTTAAAAGAGTAGCAAAAGTGTCATCCAATGATATTAAAAGCTCTCCTGTATTTTCTTGAAGATTTGCATCTTCATCACTTACAAGATAATCGATTTGATTAAATGTTATTTCCGTACCAACTTCATAAGCTTCTGGATTCGGAAGAGTAAAACTATCTCCGTTAGAATCTTCTACAGTAAAATTTGATATTGTTGTTTCCGATGGCGCATCAAAAGTTAAAATATCTCTTACTATAGATTCAATATTAGTACCTGCTGGATATACTGTATCTTGTACAGCGCTACCTACTCCATTAGTTACAGTAAGGTCTTCTTGTAACACAGAGCTTCCAGACAGTGAAAGGTTTTCTAAAAACCTTGCAATACCTGGATTTACAGCGTATAACTTTTTTCCATTATTTGATCTAAATGTATTACGGGTAGTACGACGTTTCATTCCGAAAAGGCTTTAAGTTTAGCTTTTATATCTTGAAGCATACCGCTATTACGCTTTAACTTTAAGTGGCGAACGGTTTGCTCCAAGTCTTCGCCGAGTACTTCGTCTCCATAAAGATAAGTGTTTCCACTCTTTCTTAAAACATTTAAATCAATACATTCATTTATTAATGCAATTACCTCTAGATTTTTATCTTCAGCTACTCTAATAAATTCAGTAGGATCTTCATCCATAACCTCTTCTAACTCTAACTCTTTCTGATCTTTAGTCATGCTAGAAATACGTTTTCCATAAGCTTTTAAAACTAGATCTATTTGTTTTTCATCATCACAAATTAGTATTAAAGCTTTATAGGCTTCTTTTCTTTTTCTTGTTTCAGCAAGTCTTTCTTGCTCATCTTTATCAGGATCGAAGAAATAATATCTAGTGTTAGACATATTTGAATCTTCTTCTTCTGCTACATGTGGATGTAATGCTGCAAATCTAAATTTAACAAAATCTAAAGGAGAGTTAGGAACACCTTCTTCATTTATAGAAATATCAAGTTCAACACCATTTTGTGGAACTTCTATAGTCATTTCAGCATAAAATCTGCGAACTGCATTTGACCAGTTGGGATCATTGCTGCTCATTCCAATAATAGATGGAAGTATTTTCTTTTGTTCTTCAAGGCTTAATCCTTTTAACATTTGACCTTGATTATCAAAAACACTTCCTATTCTACGTTTAGCATCTACATAAACTTCATCTGGAAGATTAGTAGTATTGTCTCTACGAAATAAATAAACAGTTTTATTACTCATTCTATTTAAGGGTTTGGGTTTTCTATATAGTTAGAAGGTCTAGCAGGAACTTGCGTTTTTTGTCCTTTTACGCGCTGCCCGCGACCTAATGCGTCGAAGCTCATGCCAAGGCAGACTTCGTCCATGTTACGTTTTTTACATCTATGGCCATTAAACTTAGCCATTATTTTTTCTTAGCCTTTTTTTTCATTTTAGACTTAAGGAAGGAAGGGGTATTACCGCCCATACCATATTTTTTAGGAGTTTTAGCAGTTCCTTTGCCATACTTAGGCATAGCTTTTTTCTTCTTCATCATAATGTTTAGCATTTCCAACGTCTACGTGCTTGACGTATACGCGAGTTAGGGTTATTACGAGTTTTAGCGCTGCTCCGCTTGAGCTGTCCCAACGAGCGAGCGCAATAGCTTTTACGACGTTTTGCCGCTTTAGATCCTTTTTTAACTTTACCAGTTACTGCTGTTTTTAATTTAGATCCAGGGTTTGCTTTACGATATGCCTTAACGCCTTTAGCTGTCATACCTGCTCCAGATTTAGTGGGCCGGTAATTAGCACCCTTACCTTTTGTAGTTTTACGTATAGGGTTTTCTTTGCGTTTCTTTTTTAAAGGCATTATTTCCTTTTTTTAGTTTTTTTTCTTTTCTTTTTCTTTGATTGTGAATCTTTTAAAGCTTTGGCTGTAGGTGCACCTTTAGAACCGGGCTTACGCATTTTTTCTCCCGATCCAGCTTTAATGCGTTTACGCTTAGCGTGAATATTGTCCCAAAGTCCTCTAGCCATAAAATACTATTAGTGAATATAGGGGGAGCCATATTACTCCCCCTATACTCTAATTTATATTAGCTACGGATGCACTCTAAGTGCAAACAGTTAGTAGCTCTACGAATGCTAATGCCACACTCTTTAAGGAAGTGAACGGCAGCACCGTCAACGTCAGTTGCACGCATAGCGTTTCCACCGAAGCCAGGAGGTACAGTTGCACCTGCAACTGCCCAACGAACGAGCTCACGGTTCTTACGGGTAATCATGCTAACATTGTTCTGACCGTCATAAGTAGACATGTCAAGGAAGATCATCCGGTAGCTTTCCATAGGAAGGCCAGTAACGGGATGCTTATCACTTGCAAGAGCACGAGCACCATGATCAAACAACGGTAAGTGGCGAACGGTAATAGTGTGTCCGTCAATATGTTGATACTGAGTAAAGAATCCACCTAATGAAAGGCTACGACCACTTCCAGAAACAAAACTAGAAGGATCAGTATTCTTAATATACTGCTGGCTTGCAAGCTCATCTTTCATAGCGTTATCAAACTCTTCCATACCACCGAGACCCGTAAAGAGCACGATGTTCATTTGAGAAGCGTCAGAAGCGCCATAAAGAGCATCACGTACAACACCTTTTAACTTCTGTGCAGTAAGTACAGAATAGGTATCGACATTAGGAATCTGCTCAATAACACCACTACCAAGAGGTATAGCCTTACCGTTTTCATCACGCAAGTGAATCAAACCGTTAGCGTCCCTGTTGTAACGGCTGTACCACAAAGCAAGTTCGCATTCCTCTTTCCAACGAAGCATGTGCTGGTACTCTTCGAAATCGTACCAAAGGTTAGTAGAGCGACCACCAACGTTAAACTCGAAGTTTACGACACGATCAGGTAAGTTACCTTCGTAGCGATATGACTTACGAATTAAGCTAATCTGGTTACGCATTTTGGACGGAGCAACCCAATTGCTCTCGTTACCACGCGATCCAGAGAACGCATTAGCAGCAAAGAGTTGTACTGCTTGCTTGTTCTGTAAGTCAGATCCATTAACAGAAGCATTCATATCACTAGATATAAGCTCAACATCGTACTTCCATCCAGCACCAGCTTGAACAGGATCTCCAACAATACGCATTTGAGTATTATTGGTATCACCAAATTCAATAATGTAATTCTTTACGAACCAACGATCCGCAAAAGTTACAGTACCACCTTGTGGCGTAATAGTACTACTAGTGTTAGTACACAAAACGCTTTTGTTAAGACGACCCATAACAGGGTAATCATATTCAACATCGTTTATATACTTAACGTTACCCATTCCTTCAGTTAAGAAAGAAAGAGGAAAACGTTTATCTTCACGACCAGAAAGGTGCGTGATTACAGGAGACAGCACATCAGGCTGTGTAAGCAGAGCGTTAGCCAACGAGTTTTCGTCGGTCATCCCGTCCGCATTAAATACGTCTTCGTATAGACGTAGTTTTTTAAGGTTGTCAGACATAGTTTAAGTCAATTATTAAAGATTATAGCAAGTCACGCAAAGAAGGGAGTGAGACTGCCTTAGAAACGGTCGACTTGCTACGGGACTTCATCCTAGTCGAAGCGGATGGTGCGCTTTGAAGCTTGGCTTTCAAGCTTTTTGTTTTTTGTGTGTTGGCTACGTTCTGTGAAAGTTTATTTAGGTCGAAACCTTGGTAGATAAGATATTCTAATGCTAATGCTGATTCTGTGTCTAAATTAGATCTATCTATATCTCTTTGTGTACTACCACTCTTATCTACCGGAGATGTCATCCAGTCATAAAACTGTTTTCTTTGTCTTGTAGGAATTTGCAATCCTTTAAGATTACCAGTTTCAACTGTTTTTGCAACAGTAGCCCAGTACTCTTGGGCTTGTTGTCTTTGTTGTGCTGCTTGAGTTTCTTGTTGTTCAAGCAATTCTTGCTTACGGGTTTTTTGTGACTTTTGCAATTGTTGTAAATATACTTCTGCATTGTCTTTTAAAATACCTGCATCTTCGTAGGCATCAGACATTTTACTAATTGCAGCATCATCAAAACCCTGCATCTTCATACCATCATGAATGATGCGACGTTGAATAGCAGTATTATCAGTTATTTCTAATGACTGATAATCCATTTCAGCTTGTTGTGCTTGAAAATACTTTAAAGGATCTCCATTATTAGCACGGTACTGAAAATATTCTCTTACATCAGGATACTGATCAAATATTCCAGAAAGTTGCTCTTCAGCAATTTTCGCTGCTACAGCTGAAGTATACTTTTCTAAACCATCATAGTCATCTGAAAAGTCTCCTTCTACTTCATAACCTAATCGCTGAGTTAAAGTGTCTATAACACTCATCTCCTGCTCTTCGGGCTCAGCAGAAGTATCAGCTACTGGTTCTTCAGATTGTTCTGTTTGCTCTGGTTGCTCAGTTTGTTCAGTATCAAAATCTTGTGGTGATTCTTCTTCAACACTTTCTGTATTAGTTTTTTCTACAACTTCTTCTACAGTATTATCTGTTGTATCTGTTGTTTCTGAATCAGATGTATCTTCTGACAAAGAAGGTGCTGAAGCGTTATCATCTAGCCAATTGACGTTTTTTAAACTGTCAAGACCTAGTTCTTTATTTTCTGCCATTGATTTGAATGTAAGTTATATATAATATTATTGCAAGTCGACTAAATATGTTATTTATTATCAGTTTTTCCGTCATTATTATGATCAGTATCCTTGCTATTAGCAGCAATCATAGCTACTTCTATCTTATTTAGTCGATCTAAATCGTTTTGTGCAGCTTCATGTTGTTGTTCAGCCTGAGTCTTTTGCATCTCTTGTTGAAGTTTAGCTTGCTCTACTTGTTGCTGTTTTTCCATAGCTTGTTGTTGCATTTGTTGTTGCTTTTGTTCAACTTGTTTAGCAAGAACTCTAATTCTAGAGAAATTATCTGCATCAAGTATTTCAGCAACAGATCCTATACCAACTCCATTTTGAGCCATAGCTTGTAATAAACCACGCATTTGCTCCATCTTTTGATTTTCTTGACTTGAGTTTTTAGCAAAGATTCCAAACTCGCTTTCCATATAGCTAGCTCCATCTATGTCTAACCAAGCATTACGGTAATCATCTGTTATATAGTGAATCTTTTTTCCACTACGGAAAGCATGTTTAGACATATCAAGAAGCCCTTGC